CGCTACCCATTTACGGCAGAACGTAGCAAGGGCGATTTCGTCAGCAGGGGCAAACGCCGGGGTTTTTGTCAAATACTCTTGACGCAATTCAAACGCCTTTTGTTCAACCTCGTATTTCGTACGCCCGTAAACGGATTTTCTGACGTACCGCCCCGATTTATCACGTCCGAGGGTGATTTTTTTCTCATATAGGTTGGTATCTTTTCTTTTCATACAGAATCACCCTTTTTCATTTCGGCAAGAGCGGCGGCATATTTATGTAACCGCCCGTTTGCGGTTTCGTTTCGGTATTCTTCTAATAGTAGTCTTTCATCATCACTTACAACAATTTCGTAGTCGAGTTTTACGCCCGCTAAAGCGGGTAAAGACACTTGTAAAACATCGGCAATCAGTTGCATTTTATCGGTTTTCGGTTTGCTCCGTCCGGCTTTCCAATCTGAAAAAGTAGCGCGAGGAACGCCCGACATTCTAGATACTTGCGTATCGTTCAGCCCGCGCGAATCGCGTATTTGTTCATAACACATATAGCTTGTTAACTCCATACGAACCCCCGTGAAAAATATTATGAAAATCCGTAATATTTTTGTTGACATTTACGAAAATCCGTAGTAATATGTTCTTGTGAGTTACGGAAATACGAAATATTTACGGATAGTTTAAAGGTGCAAAAGTGGTTTATCTCACTCAATATATCGGCTTTCCGTAAAAATTTCAACAACTAAATATGAGGAGGTGAATAAATGGTTGACAAAAAGCGATACGAACGGTACGCGAAAGCCCGTGACAAAAGGGGGTTAACGGATTATCAAGTATCGCAAATAACAGGGGTTGCGCCTAGCGTTTTATCTGATTGGAAAAACGACCGTTCAGAACCCAAAGCAGAAAAAATGGTGCGAATTGCACAGGCTTTGAATGTGACAGCGGAATTTTTGATTGTAGGCGACAAACCAAAGAAATGAGGGTTGAGAAAGTGGAAACAATAACTTGTTGTGAGTGCGGAAAGATTACCGCCGGGAAAAAGGAAAATGACCTTTTTATTTGCCCTGAATGTTGGGCGAAGTTTCGGGAGTTAAATCCGCAGGAACAAATACAAGACCTCATTAAGAAGTTAGGGGGTGAACGTGGGTTACAAATCAGTTACGGAGGTTTCGCGTATTACGGGAATCTCGAAAGTTGAAGTAAACAACGCTTGTCATAAGCAGGGGCAAAAATACGCGTTTCGGTTAAAACCGCACGGGCGTTGGTACATCGACATAGACAAATTCAAACAGAGTGTTGAAAGGAGGAACACATGATTATCACAACAAAGAACTTTGACGAACTCACCATTGAAGAAGCGCAGACCCTCTACGCTATGGGTTACGACCTTGTTATCGAAAACGGTCACGTTACAGGCATATCGCGTGAGGTGAACGCATGAGCGTAACACGGCGCGATTTCAACACGCGCGAGGAATGGCTCGCAAATCGTACGCAGGGTATAGGCGGCTCGGAGATCGCGTCCGTGATCGGTCAAAACCCGTGGTGTAACAACGTGGAGTTGTGGGAGTACAAGACGGGTAGACGCACACGCCCCGACATATCAGACGAAGAAGCGGTGCGTTACGGGATCCGGGCAGAACACTTAATACGCGAACTCTACGAACTCGATCACCCGAACAACACGGTTTATTACACCGAGTTTAACAGTTGGAAAAACGACCGTTACCCGTGGGCGTTGGCTTCACTTGACGGGTGGATATTGGACGATAGCGGGCGTTTGGGGGTTTTTGAAAGCAAGACAAGCGAGGTTAGAAACGCGCAGGATTGGAACAAGTGGACGGAATCAATACCACAAAATTATTTCTGTCAATGCTTGTTTTACATGGCGGTTATCGAAGCCGACTTTGCAGACCTGCGGGCGCATATACGTTACATGAAGAACGGGGAAATACGCGCCACAATCCGCGACTATCACATAGAACGCGCGGACGTTGAAGCTGATATTGACTACCTCATGAACGCAGGGGCGAAGTTTTGGGAGCAAGTACAAAAAGAAGAACGACCCGGGCTTATTCTCCCCGACATCATTTGAAACAATAGGAGGATTACAAAATGGAACTTAACGTACAACCGTATTCAATGCCCGAACCGATAGTTTTTAACTACGAAGAGTTAAAGAAGTGGCTCACGGAAAAAACCGCGTCATACAAAACACTTGTCTACACGGACGAACAGATTAAGGAGGCAAAGGCAGACCGCGCGAACCTTAACAAGTTAAAGGACGCGTTAAACGATGAACGTATCCGCAGGGAGAGGGAATATATGATCCCGTTCGCCTCGTTTAAAGATCGCGTGAACGAACTCATTACGATCATCAAGGACGCGACGGGCAACATCGACACGCAGATTAAAGCGTATGAAGTGGAACAGAAGAACAAGAAGCGCGAGGCAATCACCAAAGTATTTGAAGAGGTTGCGCTCCCGGAATACGTCACACTTGATCGAATCTTTAACGAAAAGTGGTTAAACGCGTCCGTGTCGATGGCGCAAATCAAGGCAGACCTCGAAGCGTTTCGCGACAAGCACACGGCAGACGTCGAAGCAATAAGGGCGTTATCTGATTATTCAGAAGAGGCGTTTGAATGCTACAAGCTGACGCTTGACCTCGGAAAAGCTTTAACAAAGGCGAACGAACTCGTACAGATCGCAAAGCGCGCGGAAGAGGCACGAATCGAACGTGAAAGACGCGCGGAAATAGCCCGTATTGAGGCTGAAAAGGCAAAGGCGGTAGAAACTACCCCCGCAGAAGAAAAAGCCGACGAAACGGCAAATACGCGCGCAGAAACGGCAAACGAAGAAAAGCCCCTCGCAAGATGGATTTCGTTTGAAGTTTACGTGACGGGTGAACAGGCGGCAGACCTTAAATCGTGGTTAGATAATCACGGAATCGCAATAAGGAAAATTTAAAGGAGGGTTTAACAATGGCGGTAAACAACAGCTTAACAACAAAGACACAGAACGACGCGCTGTCGTTCGAGTACGAAAGCAACAACGAAAAAGTGAAGTTATCACCCGCGACCGTTCGTAATTACCTTGTAAACGGAGGCGGTAACGTATCGGATCAGGAAGTCATGATGTTTCTCACGTTATGCCGTTATCAGCATTTAAACCCGTTCTTGAAAGAGGTTTACCTCATCAAGTACGGCAACAACCCCGCAACAACAGTAACGGGCAAAGACCTTTTTACAAAGCGCGCAAACAGAAACCCGAAGTACGCGGGCAAGTTGGCGGGTATCATCGTTAGAAACATTGAAACGGGCGAGATCGTAGAGCGCGAGGGAACGTTCTTTACAGCAGACACCGAAGAACTTGTAGGCGGTTGGGCGAAAGTATTTATAAAAGGTCACGAACAGCCCGAATATCAGAGCGTTAGCTTTAACGAGTACGCAGGGCGCACTAAAGACGGCGAGTTGAACTCACAGTGGAAAAGCAAGCCCGGAACAATGATACGAAAAGTAGCCGTCGTACAGGCGTTGCGTGAGGCTTTTCCCGAAGAATACGCCGGACTTTACGCACCCGAGGAAATGGGAAACGTTGCGTCATTCGTTCTCGAAGATAACGCCCCTGCGGTAGATGTTGCACCCGTTGAAGAAAAGCCCGCACCCGTCAAAGCAGAAGCAAAGACCGCACCCATGAACGCAGAGGACATCGAAAGCGCATTGTTTGGAGGTAACACATGAATCTGATTATTTTGTGCGGGCGTTTGACCCGTGACCCCGAAATAAGATACACGGCAGACAGCAAGCCCGTTGCGGGTTTCTCGCTTGCGGTTGACCGCAGATTTAAGCGCGACAACGAACCCGAAGCAGATTTTTTTAACTGTACCGCGTTTAGTAAGACCGCGGAAATAGTCGAGAAACACCTCGTAAAAGGTGTAAAGATCATCGTGCGCGGTGAAATGCAGAACAACAATTACACCAACAAGGACGGGCAGAATGTACGCGATATGCGCGTTATCGTTGACAATATCGAGTTTTGCGAAAGCAAGAGCGCAAGAAGCGGTCAGCAGACGGAAACAGGACTCGCAAGCGGTGATGGATTTATGAATTTACCCGCAGGGCTTGACGATGAACTCCCGTTCAAGTAAGGGGGTGCGCTTATGTGGTACAGACGCAGGGGTAACAAGTACGGCAATAACAAGGTCGTAGCGGACGGGCAGACGTTCGCAAGCCGAAAAGAAGCGAATCGTTACTACGAGTTAAAGCTACTTGAAAAGGCGGGGTCGATTAAAGACCTCGCCACGCAAGTAAAATTTGTTCTTATCCCGGCACAACGTGAACCCGACACGCAGGGCGCGAGAGGTGAAAAAGTAAAAGGCAAGCTGATCGAGCGCGAGTGTTCGTACCTTGCGGATTTTTGCTACACCGACACGGCAACGGGTCAGATGATCGTTGAAGATACAAAAGGCATGAAAACGAAAGAATACATCATAAAGCGCAAGCTTATGCTGTATCTGTTGGGAATCCGAATCAAGGAGGTGTGAGCGTGCAAGGTTGGGTAGCAATACACCGCTCATTGTTGGAACATTGGTTACACAATGACATTGAAATGTTTGGGGCGTGGATTGACCTAATTTTAAGGGCAAATCACGAACCAAAAAAGATGGTGGCGGGCGACAACCTAATCACTATTGAAAGAGGGCAGTTATTCACAAGTTATCGTTCTCTTGGCGAAAAATGGAATTGGAGCGTTAAGAAAATTAAACAGTTTTTGACCGTTTTAGAATCCGACAAAATGATAGAACTCAAAACGTCAAAAAAGGGAACACTTCTAACCATTGTAAATTATGGGGTTTATCAGGATTTAGGAAACACAAAAGAAACACAAAAGAAACACCGAGGAAACACCGAGGAAACACAAAAGAAACATGACGGAAACACCGAGGAAACACAAAGAGAACGAAACAACAATGATAACAATGAAAAACAATGTCTAACAATGAGTAACAATGAGAACAATGGGAACAATGAAACAAGTGATACTGTAACCGCTGACGCGTCACCCGCACCGAAGAAGAAGTACGGACAGTTTCAAAGGGTGCGTTTAACCGACGAAGAATATAACCGTTTATGCGTTGATTTCGGACAGCAACAGACCGAACGGGCTATTGATTTCCTCGACGGGTATATCGAAGAAAAGGGATATAAAAGCAAAAGTCACAATTTAGCCCTGCGACGTTGGGTATTCGACGCGGTTAAGGAACGCGACAGCAAGAACAGAAACAAGCCCCCACAGCAGGACGCGTTTAGCAAATGGGGGCTGACACGGGAGGATATTAACTCATGACATCAACAGAGGTTAAAAAGCTATTGCTTGCGATAGACGCGACATATCCGAACTTTAACGTTAAGGATCCCGAATCAACGGCGCGTGTTTGGAGCGACCTGTTAGCCGATCAAGACGCGACCGCGATTTTCGGAGCGTTCAAGACGTACGCAAGGACGGATAAAAGCGGTTTCGCACCGTCGCCCGGAAAGCTGATACAGACCGCATACGAATTGACCCATAAGGACGAAGCGGACGTAAGCGAATCCGAGGCGTGGGCGATGGTATCAAAGGCAATACGCCGAGGAATCGACAACAGCGAAGAAGATTTTAACGCGTTCCCCCCTGCGGTAAAAAGAGCGGTCGGAACGGCGGCACAAATAAGACGTTGGGCGTTGTCGGAGGATTTCAACGAGGGCGTTGAATCATCAAATTTCAAGCGTGCGTACCGCGTGGCGGTCGAACAGGAAAAGAACAACGCGCTTGTTTCTGCTGACGTAAAGGCGTTGACGCAGGGCATGGCGGCAAGATTGGAGGGGTAGCTTGTTAGATTTCGGTTTTTACAACATGGATTGTTTACAAGGTATGAAAGAGTTTCCCGACAACTATTTTGACCTTGCCGTTGTAGATCCTCCATACGGGGGGGGGTTGACGGATAACGGCGGCTGTCAAGGTTGGTTCAGTAAATATCATCAGCAAGACCCCGCTAAAGACATCGGGGGGGGTGCGATGTTTGGCGGTCGCTTCGACAAGTACAAACGGA